TGTAGCCCTGTTATAAGCCGCTTTTGCCGCTTCATAACTGGATGACAAGGACACGGACGAATACAGGAAGGATTCATCACTGAACACCGTGCAATCCACCGTGTACAGGCTGTTGGTGCTGCCTTCGGTATATCCCGGTTCGGTATCATCCCACGCACTTGCAGGTGGAAAGGTTGTCGGTTTTGAAGGGATAGCCGCCGTGGATGACTGAAGCAGATAATACCGATATGTTGCAAGCACATCGACCACGCTTGAAAGCGTAATCTGCCCCGCCGCTTTTACAGCCATAGGTCATCCCTCCAACTGTGCTACATAGCTTGCTTTGTGGCTCACATCCCCTGCATCAATGGTCAGCGTTGCACCCGTTCCAACCGCCGTTTCAGCACCATCCTTGTACCATTTGATAGTGCCAAGTGCTGCAATTTGGGTTGCATTCAGTTCCGCACCAGCTTTGTACACATGGGCAGTCAGCACCGTTTCAATGGCACTGTTTTTGAAGATTGTGCCATTGCTGGATGTGATGGACAGCGTGATTGCATCAGCACCAGCATCACCAGTCGCACCCTTCGCACCCGTGGAGCCAGTAAAGGCAATCGTGAAGGTAAATTCCTTTGTAATGGTAATATCCCCGATGTGGACAGGAATTTTGATGACACCGCCCGTTGTAACGCTCGTGGTAACGGAGATAGTCAAAGTAGGCGATGTGGCGTTGCTATCAGAAGAAACCGTCACGCCTGCTGGCTTTGTGATTTCCGATACCGTAACACTGCAAGCTACCTGTGTTGCACCCTGCAAAGCAACAATCTGTGTGGTTGTCGAACCCGCTTTGGCTGCATTGGTCGAACCTAAGAAAGCATGCGTTTCAGAAGTCAGAATAACGGAATAAGCGTCCGTTACATCAACGATGGAAATTTGGTCTACCGATTTGATTGCCATAGATAATCTCCTTTCTTTGTAATCATTCCGTTACCAGTTGACATTTGAAAACAACCTTTGTATCCACATCGCTTGGTGAGAGCGACAGTGAAAAACCTTCGTCAGATATACGGCTGTCAGTTGCCAATATCGTCCCGAAGGTTTCTTCCCCCATGCGTTGCCATTGCCATTCCAGATAGGCATTGCTCCCGAACTCAGCCATCATAGAAGCCGCATCCGTGATGGTTTTCCCACCCTTGAAGATAACAACCTTTAGAGTGGTGGAAACCTCGCTGTTTTTAAATACTGTTCCCCGGCTGGAATCAATCCGCAAGGTTACAGCATCTTGACCATCCCGTCCATCTTTTGGTATGTGAACAATCGTTTTGCTTGTTTTGGATGAGAATGTGTCCAGCAACCCGCCCAAGGTCAGCTTATTTGCAGCCGGATTCAGCAGTGAGATTGACAGCTTACTAACCCGGAAAAGCTGATTTATGCCGTGGGGCTGGCTTGTCACCCGTACCTGTGTTCCAAGGTGGAAGGATGAAAAAGCCGTGTCCACTGTAGCAAGGTCAGCCGCCGTAAGCTCAATGGTTTCTGGCAGGTTGACAAGTTCAGCAAGATGTGCTTTCCCCTTGGTCAACAGGTTTTGTGGCTCCGTTACATCGTCAAAAGTGACCGTCTTGACAATAGACCCATACTGTGCTTGTGCATCCTCATCAACGATGTAATCAAGCCCATTGTTCACGCTTTCGATGGTCAGCCGGGTATCGGTTTCCTTGTCCTCTGCATCCCTCAGTTTTGCACCAAGGGGAATGACCGCCGTTGCAATGTCAGCCCCTTTTCGGATGCGTTTCAAGTCAAGCAGGTTGCGCCCAAAGGTGATAGCCTGAGAGGATAGCAGGTTAATATCTTGCAAGTAATCAATATAGTTGATTTTCCCTTCATGGCGAACCACGATATAGCCGCCCAGCAGGTCAATCAACTTCTTTTGAAGCTCCGTCCATGTGTCGGTATGGTCTATGTTTGAACGTACAATGTAATCATTTGCATCTGTAACGGTCACATTTCCCACAGCGAACCGCTTTGACGCTTCCACCTGCTCATTGTGCCGGGTGATAAGCAATTCAAGGAACCCAGCCACCGTGCCGCTGTAGTCGTAAGGTCGCTGGATGCTATCCAGCAAAAAAGACAGTTCGCCTTCACAGGTAACCGTCTTTTGCTTATGCCATCCAATAGTGTCATCCAGCACCCTGCCCCTAAACAGCAGATAATCATCCTGATGAACCGTGATAATGCTTTTCAGCTTGTTAATCAGGTTATAACAAGGATGATCTGGCAGCAGTCCAAATGTAAAGGAACCTGTTTTGTTTTCCTCAAGCTCCACGGCAGGGTTAAGCAGCTTCAAGTTTTCTAACTTATCGTTATACAGGGTTAAGCCGTCACAATACACCCGGTACATTACATATCACCTTCCTGCCATGCGAAAGTGATACTGCCCGTACCTGTCACCGTAACAACGTTATCCCCTTGTACCAGTTCCAAGTCTGGCAGGATGTAGCTTCCTGCGCTGTTCGTCCATACGCCATCACCAAAGGCAATGGTCATAGCTGCTGTGGTTGTGATGGTTGGCACTGCACGTTTGCGCCCGTTTGTCAATGTAATTGTTTCTGTGCCGTCTATAGCCCGTGTTACAACGGTTTTGCTTAGTTTGTACTTGTACGGCTCACAGTCACAGTCAACCGTAATTGTGCCTATGCCTTTTTCATCGGTATAGCTGGATACATAGCACCGCCCCACATAGTAAAATCCGGGGTCATCGTCAAGGATGATCCGCAGCTTTTGACCATGCAGGGCGTTTTTAACCATGCTGTATTTAGTTAGGGAATCATTCCGGGTTATGCTGGTGAATGTGAATTTGTGTGTCACATCACCATAATTCGGCCTGCCGAAAACCTCTGTCAAATCAATGGAGCCGTCTGCCCCTCCGATTTCCAGTTTGTTTTCCTTGACAGGTGGTGCGCCGATTTCTTTCTTGCTCAGGATCAGATTCAAGTCCCTGTATGAGTGCAAGCCCCCGAAAGCGATTCCCTTCACCTATCAGCCCTCCTTACACAGGGTAAGCTGCACGGCTCCGTTCGCAGCCGTTCGGGAAAGGCCAATCAGGCGATTGAAACCCTCAAACCTCTTGTTCCCTTGGGTATCGGATTCCCTTTCCAGCCATTCAAGGCCGTCAAATTCTTCTGCAATCTCATGCAGTGGGCGGTCATCCCGCAACTGGGCGAACAGTTGTCCGCTCGTCAGGGATGCAACATCCACCCAATCAACCTCATACGTTTTCCCCTTGCTGGTGTTCAGCGTCATTTTCCATAGCCCCCTTTTCCTGTACTTCCTTGATGGTTTCCAATAGGTTTTTCAGCGTTTGGATACAGCCCAAAAGCATATCCATGTTTTCCTCACCGTTCACGCTGATTTTGTTTAGCGTGATAATCAGGCTTTTAACAATTTCCTGCACGGTTTTCCCTCCTTAGTTGCCAAGATAAGAAATAGAGCTTGTAGAAGGATTTGCGCTAACGCTTGTTACATAATTGATGACAACGGTATTCCCGTTTACATCCTTGACGGATACAATGTTTTTTTCTTGCGTTATGTTGACGGATGTTACATACCGCTTTTCCTTCCAGCTAACAGCGGTATTCTGGTACAAAAGCGTACCCGTACAGTTGACCATTGTTGCTTTCAACACCGATGCTTCTGCAACGCCGCTGAAAAATTTATTGATTGTGGCGATTTCTGCCGCCAATGTGCTGGCAGTAACATAGCCGGAAAGATTAACCTTGTTTGCTTGGATGGTAATGCTTTCTGCCGTCTGATTGATGGAGGAAATAACACCGTCCTTGCTCACCTTGGAACTGATCTGGTTGGCCTGTACCGTCAATGTAGCTTCTGCCGTGCTTACCCGCCCGGTCAGTGCATCCACCGTTTCAATACTTGCCTTCGTGATAACAGCAGCATTCAAGCCATCAATGGCAATTTCAGCCGTGCTGGTACGGTTGGTCAGGTTGTTAATCTCACCAGCAGACAACAGGATTTGTGCGTTGGCTTCGTCCACGCTGATCCTTGCCCAGCGGAGGATTTCTTGCAGTTCATCATTGACGCTTCTTCGTCCACCGCCGCCACCTCTGCGCCCGGACATGTTGTCAACTTCTTCATCCGTGTCAACAACGTTATCCGTAAGCGCACGGGGCTTTTCGCCAAAGGTGTATTCTGTATTTTCCGGGTTCAGCAGGTCAATAACAATCCGGCTGCACACCATCCACAAATCAAGGCCGTTAGGATCAGATACAATGTGTACCCTGTCCCCAACCTTGATTCTGCTAATGTCACCATCTACAAAGTGCATATCAATGGCCTTTAGCGTCAAGGTTTGCAAAGCAACACCTGTTTTCAGATGTTCCCGCCCCTTCTGCAAAAGCTCCGATGCGCTTTCAATGTGGTTCCATGTGTAACTTCTTTCAATCCTGCCATACAGTGCAACGGCAGCGTCATCTTGGATGTACTCAAGCCCGTTATTGACACTGGCAACCGTCAACGGGTCTGTTTGCTCGCCGTTTTCATTGATCTGCACAGCACCAAGTGGATACAGCACCGTGAACACATCTTCTGCGCTGATTTTGTCCCTCAGTTCAAGCAAGTTCACGGCAAACTTGATTTCCTGCGAATTATTACCGCCGTACTGTTTTACCCAGTCCAGATAATGTGTATTGCCAACGGTTCTATCCCGCAAATAGCCACCGTATGCACCAAGCAGCTTGCTTTCAATTTCGCCGTTTGTGTCTGTATAGTATTTGCTTTCCACCGTTACCGTTTCGGATGCGGAAACAGCATCAACTGTGCCAACCGTGAACCGCATAGGTGCTTCCACTTTTGCGTTATGGTTGGCAATCAGTTTGCTAAACAGTCCATGCACCGTGCCGCTATAGCTGTATGGTGCAATCTGGCTGTCAAGTAAAAAGCTCTTTTGCCCTTCACAGTAGGTTGTTTGCTGGTTGAAGCCGTCCTTTTCCGTTTCTGTTACTCTTCCACGAAAAAGCTGTTCGCCGTCCTGCTTAACTGTAATAATGTTTTTAAGGTTTTTCAGTTTTCCATTTTTCACGTTGCCGGGAGGAAGGACGAAACTGAGTGACCCGGCAGCGTTAATATCAAGTGTCAGCTTTGGATTCAGCGCAATGTGCGCCACTTCCTCAGCCGTGGTTGAAAACATCAACTCACCGTCCGCATGGATTGTATAGCCCATTACAAAGACCTCCCTTCGCCATAACGAAGGTACTTGTAAGGCTCAAGCTGGGCAGAAAGGACAATAGTTGCTGTCTTTTTGTCGCTCTCCCATTCGTTCACAGCAATACGGCCTATCCAATAATAATTGGGGTCATCGTCCAATACGATTTTCAGCCGCTTGCCGTGTAGCTCATTCAGAATGGCAGCATAAACGGCAGACCATTTCGATCTGCCGCCAGCAACGAAAAATTCAAATTTTCCCTCTCGCATCCCGTAATGGACTTTACCTGTCAAACTCTCGGTCAGGTCAATGACCGTATCGCTTCCCGGTACTTCGATCAGCTTTGTCTTCGGTTCGGGTGGGCTGATGTAAGGCCGTTCTTTCAGCAGCAGCCCAAACGCCCGGTAACTGTGTTTAATGCCAAAGGTAACGCCCCTCATTAGCCATTCCTCCTTCCTTTGCGGGTTGCAATAGCACCAAGCCCCGCATCAATCGCCGGGAGCATTTGTCCAACCATTACGCCACTTTCCAACACTACCTGATGACCGTTTGCAGTGTTGGCTACGACTTGGCTCATAATTGACATAAGACCATCCAGTTTAGCTTCCAAACGGCTTGTATCGCCCATGCCGCCACCATTGCGCCAAACAGAAGCGTTGGTAGCATTCAAAACAGCTTCGTCTTTGTGAAGGATTGCTCTGTACCCATCGAAAGGAACACGGTCTAGGCCGTCTGCGTGGCTACCGTCTGCGCTGGGCATCACCGTACCGCCGCTGTTCACATATGTTTCCAAACCCGAATAGTCAGGAACAAGGCTTACCGTTGCTTCAAGCCCCATTTCATCAAGCTGGCCTTGTAGCTCCGTTTCCGCTGTTTCGTCAAACCATGTATCCTCAATGGTAATGCTGTAATCACCTTCTGAAAGGGCGGTAGATACATCGTTTCTAAACTCATCAATTGCAGCCTGAGAAAGCCCAGCCGCTTTCATGGCTTCGACTTCGGGAGTTGTATCAAAGCCGCCATCATATGCATACAGGTAATCGTATGCAGCATCTTTCTGCGCATCCGTCCACCCGGCATACTTACCAGCGTTCCTTTCTGCAATGGGCTTGTTTTCATCAATTCCAGCAATAAATTCTTCGTGTCGCTCGTCATAAGTCCCAGCCATCCACATGATAAATCCAGCGATAGCCGAAAGGGCAGTCAGGATAGGATGAGTGGCAAGCCCAATGCCAGCAAACGCAAGTGCGATTGCTGTTAGTGTTCCAGTTAGTGCGCCTTCGTTCTCGACAATCCACTTGAAAACTTCAATAGCACCGTCAAAAAACGTGCCGGAAACCTCTCCGGCAATCTCGCCCAGTTTTCCGAACACTTTTTCAAGCACTTCTGGATTGTCTTGACACCATTGCAAAAATTCAGACAGCTTTTGAACGATAGGCAAAAGCACTTCTTCCAGAATTGGTTGACCTACGATTGCTTGGAAACGTGTCCACAGGCTTTCAAGGTTCTGCATCTGGTTAGCATACGACCAAGCTTCTCTTTCAGCCTGACCCGTTATGCCGGATTCTGCAAATTGCCGCTTTGCTTCGTTCAAACGTGCAAACTGTTTCGTTGCTTCGTCAAGCTGTGACCATTCCTTTGTATCGCCAATCAACCCTTGTTCCAATGCCCGTTGTGCCATCTGCGTATCATTGGCAAACAGGCCGATTGCTTCACCGCCCTCATAACTGCCGTTGATAAAACTGTTTAAGTGGCTCATAGAATCGTCCAGTGAACGATCCCAAAAAGCTGCTGCATCAGAAGCCATTAGCAAGCCATCGGACGCTAAATCAGTTGCTTCATCAATGCCATAGCCAAGCCCCTTGAATTTGCTTGTCAACGAAGTCATGTATGGCGTTAATCTGCTTGTAACAACGCCCGTTTGGTCTGCAATATGCTGCATCTTCGCTTGTGCATTGTCAGAGTAATCACCCATGATCTGTTCAAAGGCAGATTCTTCTGCCGAAATGGTTGCATACGCTTCTACACAACCATTTGCAAAATCCTTCACCTTATCCAGCGAAAACACAAGCGCAGCCGTGGCGGCTATATTTCTAAAATGTTTTTGTACCTTCTCCGAAAAAACAGATGTTTTTTCGCTTGTATCGTTTAACGTGGCTTCAACGCCGCTTGCATCAATGGCGATTGTGCCAAGCAGCTTGAAAACTTCTGTCATTTCGTTCACCTTCCTTTTGTGGTGCTGAATCGTTCCATTTCAAACATTGCCTATATTTGGTTCTGTTCATAAAATGGAAAAAAGGAGGTAGAAAACATGAAAAATGCATCACGTTTCCTTGTTGTTTTGTTGGTTGTTATGCTTTTCGTTCCTTGTGCTTTTGCTAAGACATACGCAGATTTGCAGGAAGAAGCAAAGACAATGTTTGCTAATCACACAGACGAAAATCTTGTTGCATTATATGAATATGCAAAAATCGAAATGGAACGCAGAGGACTGCAACCATTAGGGATTGTAAACCCGGAAAAGGAAACAACTGTACCACCCGGACAATATACAGTCGGCAAAGACATCCCGGTTGGTGCGTATACAGTTAAAAGCGCAGGAACGTTTTTCGCCTTGATGTACATTTATTCTCCATCTGGAAGCCTTGTTGCTACTTACAACGTAACACCTTCAACTAACATTGGAAAACTTGACCTTGAAGAAGGGCAAACACTTCAATTTACAGGTGATACGCTCACCTTTTCGCCATACAAAGGCCTTGGATTTTAACAACAAAGAGGAACGGCAACCGCCGTCCCTCTTTTTTATCGCACGTTCCCACGCTGGGCATATACCAGCCTGTCAGCAAGCCCGGTATCCACCGCAGGAAGCAACTGCCCAACCAGTGCATTTCCATCAAGGGTAATATCACGGGGCATGATCTGGCGTAGCAAATCCCGCAAAAGCTCATTCTGTTCTATGATGATTCTGCCAAGGTTGCCATTCTCATTCTTTACAGCAACCGTGACATATTCCATCAGCTTAGATACAGGCGATACAACTTCTGCCCCAGCTTCGCCTACACCCTGTAAGCCTTGCCGGGTATTGAAGATGGTTGGCTTGTTGAAGATAACGCCGTCCGCATTCCACTTTACATCAAAGGACGGGAGCTTGCCTTTGCCAGCGATACCATAGGGAGCCTTGCCGCCGCTGACACTGATTTTCGGTATCTTGAAATTGCTGAAAATCTTGCCAATACTTAGCGGGAACAGCCCTTTGATTTTGTCAATCGCTTTTTTCACTGCTTGCCATGCGCCGTCAATCTTATCTGATATGGATTTCTTAATATCTCCGAACCACTTTCCCACATTGGATACAACGCCTTTTAGGTCATTGAATTTGTCTTTGATCCACTTGACAGCAGATGAACAGGAAGATTTAATCTTGTCCCAAAGTTTGATCCAGAAGTTGCGGAAGCTCTCATTGTTCTTCCAGAGCGTTATAAACGCCGCTACAAGGCCGATAACAAGGCTTACAATCAAGCCTATAATATTTGCCTTCATTGCCGCATTGAGCAGCAAAATAGCCGTTCTAACGCCAATTATCGCTGCCTTTGCCTTGCTCATGATGGATGACCATTTCAGAATCACAACAAAGGACGCTGCCGATGCAGCAGCACCAACGATGGCCGCTTTCCATTTGTCAACCGTGCTTTTGTTGTCCTGCATCCATTTCTTTGCGTCCTTGACCTTTTTTATCAGGTTTTCAAGGTGGGGGATAGCAGCCGTTACCATATCAGCAACAGCGTTTTTGACTACCGTTAGAATAGGCTCGCCAACCCGCCCAAACTCCGCAAAAGCATCCGTTAGCCGTTCCTGCGCTTTCCGGGCTTCCATCACATCCCGGTTTGTTGCCTGATACTGTGTAGCTGCATCCCCGTAGGTGTCTTTCAGCGTTTTCATGATCAGGTCTTGCCGTTCTTCCTCAGTGGTGCATTTCTCAAGTTGAGCGTTGAAATCGTCAACCGTGATACCTGACCATTCCAGCGCATCCGCAAGGGAGCCTTGCACTTCACCAAGGGAAGCCGTGTGATTGACCGCTTCAAACAACCCTTCAAGGGGAAGGCTTGCACCGTATGTGGCAAAAATGCCCGTGCCAATCTCCGTTAAGGTGTTCATTTCCTTTTCGTTATCAGCTATCAGTGCAATATGTTGCGCAGCTTCTACGGCCTGTTCGGTATCACCAAGCACCGCATTCAGTTCTGAATAGGTGTTCTTTGCTTCTGTAGACGAATGCCCGGATGCCTGAAAGGCACTATCCAATAGCCCCATTTGCGCCCGGTATTCTCTTGTACCTTCAATGGCTGCAATCCATGCGCCGCCCAAAGCAACACCAGCACCAACCACCATTTTGCCCAGTCCAAGCGCAGCCCGTCCGATACCGTCAAGGGCTGTATTGGTTCTGGCGTTGGTATCCTCCGCTTGGTTTGCGGTATCATCCAATGCCCTGTTGGCCTGTTCGTTTTCAATGGCTATTGTGCCAAGTAATCTAAATAGTTCCACGCTTCACCCCTCCCGTTTTAGGAAGGGTCAAAACGCCTATCATTCCGCTTGTGGTGCTGCTTTGAAGTTTAACCAAATACCCCTTGATTCCTTTACAATGTCCGCTGTCTCTTGCTCTGTGGGTTTATCCCTCTTGCTATCGTCCACGCTTGCCACAAAATCCGCATAGGATTTGTCATGCACCCGGAACAGCCAAACATCCCACAACATTTCTTCTTTCTTTTCTTCGTTGTACAGGTCAATCACCTTATCAACAAATTCAGAAAGTCGATGCGTCAGGATCATACTGTCAAGTAACTGCATGGGGCTTGCGTAACGCTGGAAAACAAGGTCAATAAACCTTAAATCCCCTACTTGAGCAATCCGACAAGACGCTGAAAAAAATCCTTAAATTCCGGCTTTTTGAACACATCCATGACCATTTCCACGAATACGATCATGTCAAGGCTTGCAATGTCCTTTACCTTCATGCCAGTAAGGCCAGCCATGAAATCATAGATTTCGTTCTGACAGTCGGGGATGTGGCTGGTTACCAGACAGGCAAGCTCAATCATCACCTGCATACCGACTGCATTTGCAGCGTTATCGTCAACTTTGCCGTCTTTCATGGTATCAGCAAGCAGCTTTTTCAACTCAGCAGAAGAAAACATCTTCTTTACTTCATTGATGCCAATCTTGTTGATAATACGCATCATTGCGAACAGGTCATTTGCATTCAGACTGCGCATAGTATAGGTCTTTTCCATGTTCGTTCCTCCTTAAAAAGTAAGGGCAGGAGCAAACGCCCCCGCCCTGTTTGTTAGGCTTCAGTCGGATAGTAGATATGCCAAGGCAGAGTATCAGCTTCGGGGCTGAGGTCTGCAAAGCATTCAAAGGTGAACTTCGGCACAGCCGCTTCCTTGTTCTTGCCTTCCAGTTCAAGGCCGCTGGTACACAGCGCATTGTCAAACACAATGATGATGGGCTTGCCCTCTACGGTCTTACCCACATAGCCCAAA